ATCGCCGTCGTAATGAACGAGCGCAGACGGAAGTTAGCCTTCTCAACCTTCTTTACGTGGTCTTCCGGGCCTTTCTTGAAATGCGCGGACGCGCTTCCGATCGCATAGCAAATACGGAAGTCGCGCCCGGTTGCGATGCGCTCGCGTGCGAGCGTCAGAATCTCGCGTTCAATGCGGTTAAGTGCCATGGTTAAAGCCCAATGACGCTATGAGCATGCTTGTCACCACGGGCACGCTCCACAGCTAGGTCACGCTTCACGCGGCGGCTATCGGCGCGGACATAGAGGTATGCCGCCGACAAGCAAGCCAGAAGCACCCATTCAACAATTGCGATGTTCAAAGCGCTCACGCGGCCCTCTTCCTTGTTTCGGCCTTCAGCGCTTCGAAGTCCAGTTGCTGATTGCGGCCGATCTCGCGGCGCGCAGCTTCCTCGTGGAATCCCTCATGCGTGCCGAGAAACACGCCGGCAGCGTCGTACACATAGAACGTGCGCCATCCGTTCGTAATGCGTACGGCCGGCAGATTGCGGTATGCAGTGCTCACGCGCTTACTCCTCAATCTCAACCGGACGCGCGACCAACAGCAGGCCCCATGCGTTGCCATTCACATTTTTGCGAGCAGCCTCTGCGGTCCCGAATGCGTGCGCGTTGTGGCCGCCGCCTGACGCGGTAGTGTCCTTGTCATAGATATTCACGAACACGGTGCGTTTCTTCGCGGCCATGAACAGATCATCGCAGTGCGGATGCTGGGAGCGATTGAAGTGTCCCGCCAGCGTGTATGCGCTACGCTCACCATTCACTACCGCTGTGCATGGGTACGAACCGCTCACAGTTTTGAAATGATGGAACTCGGTTACTTCCTTTCCTTCGCGCGTCACCAGCTTTTCGCCGGCAATGGCGCGTTGCAGATCAAACGGTTTCACAGGGGTCCTTATTTCGGTACTTTCGGGTTGCATGAGCCGCACTGGTCCTTATGCGGCGCATTGACTGATTGGCATATCGGGCACTTCCAGCCAGTCGGTACAGGTTGCTTCGGCGTCGCCTTCTGCAACGCGTCAAAGCCCTTCGGCAGTTCATCTATGCGGAACATGAAAACTCCTGAATCGTTGATTCGATAAGGGTTTCTGCGCCACGGGCTGAATGTTACTCTGCTCGTGGCGCAGATTCAAGGGCTTTTTTTATTACGGTTGGTCGTTGTACTTCTGCCCACAATGCGGGCACGTCGGGCGGTCGTCATCGCCTTTCTCGGGCTCGGGCTCGGGCAATTCCGGGTCAATCAGGTCCTTCAGTTCGTCATCAGAGAACCCGGTAATCTCCAGGTCAACGCCGAGCGCGCCGAGTTCGAGCACTTCCAGCTTCAGCACTTCGAGATCCCAGCCACCATTGAGCGTGAGCTTGTTGTCGGCGATCACGTACAGGCGCTGCTGCTCGGGCGTCAGGTGCGTTACATCGAGCACCGGCACGCGCTTTACGCGAAGGTGCAATGCGGCCAGCCGGCGACCGTGGCCGGCGAGAATCATGTTTCCCGCGCCAACGATGATCGGGTTCGTCCATCCAAACTCGCGAATCGATGCGGCAATCTGCGCCACCTGCTCATCGCTGTGCGTGCGCGCGTTGCGGTTGTACGGCACAAGGTCCGCAACATTCGCCATGCGCGGCATAATCAATTCGACGTTGTCAGCCATGCGTGTGCTGCTCCAGTAATGGGATGATTTGTTGACGCCAGCGGAACAGGCCGGTCCAGATCGTGGCCGCGCCATCGGCAAACGCGCAAACCGGCCAGAAAGTTTCGTCCTCCACCAGGTCACCCGTGCCGACGATCAGGAAGTCCACCAGCCAGTCGCGCGGCGCATCCGGGTCCATCCATACCCATGCGTACGGCGAGCCTTCCCAAATGCCCATACGCACGATTACAGCGCCAGTCGGAAGCTGCTCGCTATGCACCACACCGCGCGGGCGCAGAAGGATTTGCTGAATGACCTTAGCCATTGATGCGGCCCACTACGAATAGCTTCTGGCCCGGCGCGCTCGGATCGTCAACCATGCCCAGGAAGTACGAGCCGTCAGCGTACGAGTCACCCTCGCGAACGACTTGCACTTCCCAATAGACGTACGCGCCCGACCACGGTTGACCCTCGATGTACGCGAACAGTTGCCCGTCCTCATAGCCCACGGCCACGATGTTCGCGCCGTAGGACAGGGACAAACTGCCAAAGCCGCCGATGCCCGGCAGCGCCTGCTTTTGGATGCACTTCACTTCACTTCCTTTTCGATGTTGAGATACTGGTTTTAAACACCATCAAATAGCTTTAGCTGGGGCTCCTCTGCCTGGAATATGTCTAGCTGGCGAGGATCGACCGTCGGCGGCTTGGGCGTGAGCCGGGCCACGATCGCGGCCATGCCTGAGCGAGCCACCCATTCAGAAGTCGGAACGGCGGCAACGTCATCAATGTCTTGCTGGGGAGTTTTCATTTCTTTGGCTTTGCCTCGCGCTGAATAGCCTTCTTCAGTTCCGTAGCAGCGATAGCCGCGGCCTTGTCGCCATGCGTCGCCTTGACGCTCGCAATGATTTCCTCGGACTGGCGATAGTCGCGGCGCTTGCCGGCCGCTACAGCGCTGTTAAAACGCGTCAGAGCCGCCTCTTTGGAGACGTTCCATGCGTCTTCGCGTGCCTGCACTTCCGGAGGCACCACGGGTCGGTCAAATAAGCTCATGGGAGTTCCTTAAATCTGCTGCAAAAGCGTACCGCATTATGCGCTACACGCAGAACGCTAGGCGCAAAAAAGCACCCGGACGTAATCGCTCGCTTTAGTCCACGCATATCCAGCATGGACGAAAAATAGGGTTGACAGATTCTGCGCATGCCGCATAATACGTCCATCCTTTTCGTTCACCCCAGGAGATACCGAATGCGCACCTTCCTTTACGCTCGCGTCAGCACCGCCGACCAAACCACGGCTAACCAAGCACTCGAAGTAAGCGGAGCAGGCTTCAATGTAGAGAGCCATCGCATCATTTCCGAATGTGTTAGTGGGAGCGTCCCCGCCAGCGAGCGCAAAGGGTTCGCAAAACTCTTGGACAAACTGGAGACGGGCGACGTGCTTATCGTTACGAAGCTTGACCGCCTCGGGCGCAATGCGATGGATGTCCGCACCACTGTCGAAAAGCTGGCCGTCATGGGCGTGCGCGTCCATTGCCTCGCGCTTGGCGGGATCGACCTCTGCAGCCCGGCCGGCAAGATGACCATGGGCGTTATTACCGCGGTCGCTGAGTTTGAGCGGGATCTCATCATAGAGCGCACTCACGCTGGGCTCCAGCGCGCCAAATCGGAAGGTAAGACCTTGGGCCGCAAGCCAGCGCTCACGGAAGGCCAGCAAGTCAGCGTCCGTAACCGACTCGGGAACGGCGAGACAGTCTCTGCGCTCGCCCGCGAGTTCAACACGAGCCGCACCACCATTCGCCGCGCTACCATCTGACTTAGACAAGCTTGCCCCCTTCGTGTTGATGAACAATGATCGTGGCAGCGGGCGGCGCTTCATTGCCGCCACCGCTACCACTTCCCCGGCTTACCCCAATCCCCCACGCTGCACGCTCGGCCTGCTGCAGGCTTGAGAAAGCCTCTACGATCGTCTTGGCGGTCCTCGCCGCGGTCAAACCATCCTTCGTGTTCGCCTTCTTTACCGCGCCGTATAGCTGCGCCCGGATGGCCCCCAGTTCATGACGATGGCGCTCAATGAGCGCGACACGTTTCTGCTCGGCAGCGTCCTGGACGATCCGCGTTACCTCTTGCGGCGGCGTTCCGTCTGGAATGGCAGGGATCGAGCGGTCCAATTCGGGTTCGCGCGGCTTGACTTTTGAAACGTCCCCGTAAACGTCTGACGCTTGCGTCCCGACTTCTACCGGATTTTCTGTAACTTTAGAATCTGCAATGCGATGGACTTTACCCTCAATCGCAATAGCATCTGTCCCCTTTTGCCACTTCTCCCGGCCGGCGCGTTGACGTACGCCCTGCCTTGTCACGCCTAGCGAGTCGGCGATTTCCTGAAAGGTAATGACCGGGTCCGCTTCCCAAATTGCACGGACTTTCGCCCACGTTTCCTTACTCACCGTCGGGGCTGGCATGTTGTCACCTGTTGTCGCGCTGTTTCATTAGGTATGACTCTAGGGTCACGACAACACTAAAGCCCGACAACACCGACAACACCCGCGACGGATTGAAGCCTGATTCCCTTATCAAGCTTCGGGAACAGGCGACAACATACCGACAACATTTATCTGCGTCAAGAGCATAAAAAGGCGTTGACATCCATCTGCCGCATAGGCAGAATAACTACATCGCAGCAAACAACCGACCGGAGAACTCCTCATGCCTAAAGCTCTCGCCACCGTAGAAACCATGTCTTCCAGCATCCACCGTCAG